ATAGAATACGGCCTTACTATCGAAATGGCTAAAGAACTTTCAATGGTTGAAAATAACGAAAAAGGCAGACAGGCACGAAAATATTTTATTGAGGTTGAAAGGAAGTACAAAGAAACTGCAATAGATTTTAGCAACCCGGATACTGTTTTGCAACTTGCTCAAAACTGGAAACTGGAATACAACAGGCGCGTTGAAGCAGAAAAGAGAATTAAGGCACTTGAACCGAAAGCATTATTGATGCAGCAGGTTTTAGATACTGATGATAAAATTGATATTGGTCAGGCTGCTAAGATTCTCGAATTACCCTTTGGCCGGAATATTCTATTTCAGAAACTTCGTGCAAGAGGAATTTTATTTAAGAATAAAAATGAGCCAAAGCAGGAGTATATTGAGCGGGGTTATTTCCAGCTTAAAGAAAAGTTTATAGAACGTGAAAACCATGAGGGATTTGTAGTAATAAAAGTCTTGGTTACTCAGAAGGGACTGGAGTTTATTTCCAATCTCTTTAATATGAAACCAGAAAAGAAACAACTTGCAATAATAGATTAAAAGAAGCCCTTTAACCGGGGCTTTTTTCATTTAAAAACATAGGTAAAATATTTACCCAAAACACGCCTTTTTATGTTTTAATTTTGAAAGTACTATTAAAGCACATCATTAATTATGAAGTACTTCATTATTAACTTTAAAAACATATAAAATGGCCCTCGCAATTTTCACGCAAACATGCGCTAAAAACGTATCAGGAGCTTCAAAGATTTTCATTGCTGAAAAAGCAGTAGCAACAGCCTTCACGATTACATCAGGTGAGATTTCAGCCGTCACTGGTACCACTCCCTTTATGCGAATTGACAGTATTCAGGATTCTGTTTACTGGAATGAAACATCTGAATCAGTTGGCCTGAATAACATCAAGGTCACAAACGAGGTCGGATTTGATGTTATGCCACCTTCGAAGACTACAAACACTTTCCTCCAGGCTCTCATTGACGGCTCTCCCTGTGGCTTCTTTGCCATCATTCTTGACGGCAACGGAATCGCATGGCTTGTTGGTCATAATGCCACCGATGTAAGAGAAAGGCCCCTGAGAGTCAAGAAACTCGATCACAAAACAGGGAAAGGTCTTTCAGAGGCAACCGGAAACACAATACCGATCAGCCTTGGTAATGAGTGCGGAGGTCTGGCACTTCCTTTTGATGCGACTGCAATAGCTGCAATCCTGGGCGGAACAGCAACCTTCATTAAATGGTCGTAATCATGAGCGGTAAATTAGTCGTAAGGAAAGAACTCGCTGAAAGTTTTGTAGACTTTGAGCGCAACGGAATGAGCTGCAGGGCTGACCTGGCAGTTGCTACACAGGATCAGCTCGCAATACTCAAGGATCTGGGTGTTGATGTTTTTGAACCTGAAGCCGTGAAATCTGAAAAGCCGAAATAAAATTATTGGTGAATCATAAAGGGGATGAAGGGTTGAATAAATCCCCTTTAATCCCCTTCTTTTTAAAAACCAATAATCCCGGCAATGTTTGAAAGTACGTTTCATAGTTTATCTCAATTCTTCGGTCGTCATTCGGGCGTTAGTCGCAGCTCAATAAATACGTTCAATTACCAGTATTTAGTTGACCGTCCGGCATGGCTGGCACTTTCTAATGCCCATCAATATAGGCAGGCAGTAGCCGGCAATCCTGTACTTTATGGGTGTATTGACATTTTAGCCAGTGCAGCCTCAAACGGTAAAAAATACCTTGTAGACCTTAAAGGGAAAGAAATACCTTGGACATCTGGACAAACAGGAGTAAAACAGGCCCTAAAACTATTTGTTGATAGGCCAAACCCTTTACAGTCGGTTAAGGAATTCAATTATGAACGTGCTTATATGTTCTTCACGTTCGGGAATAATTATGTCTATTTGAATAACCCTCTTGAAACCTATGACACCGATATCCTGACAGTGCAAACGATGTATAATTTGCCGTCGGAGTGGGTTGAAGTTATGCAGACCGGGAAAATATTTGATCAGGTTGATATAAAAGGGATCATTGATAAATACGCTCTGACTAATTACAACCCGATTAAGGAATTCAAACCGGACCGGGTTATTCACTTCAATGACATTAATATTTCTGACACCGGCAATTCAATCATAGGAACATCCCGGCTTGAGGTCCTGAAATTCCCGATAACAAATACTCAACTGGCTTTTGAAGCAATGAATGTCATCCTGAAGTCAAGAGGCATGCAGGGCATTATCAAAGCAAATAACAAGGATGCAACAGGTACGCAGATACCAATATCAGCAGGAGCAAAAAAAGAGATTGATGAAACCTTTAAAAATGAGTATGGCCTGAAGGATAATCAGAAGCAGTATTTAATCAGCTACTCTGACATTGATTATATTAAAACTATTATGAACTCTGAAGAGCTCGGTATTTATAAGGAGTTTTCAAATAATGCAATGATTATCAGTAACGGATTCAAGGTCCCCCCGGAACTATATAAAACATACACTTCCGGGGCAACCTTTGAAAACCAGGTGCAGGCAGTCCGCAGGCTATATCAGGATACGGTTATCCCCTTGGTTGAAAATGAAGATCAGTATTATACTGAAAGGTTGAATCTCAGAAAGTACGGCTTTGAGTTAAAGACTGATTTTTCACATATACAGGCACTTCAGGAGGCATTTAAAGAGAAGGCAACGGCATTAAGCATGAACGCCCGAACTGCTGAAATGGCTTATAACAACAATACGATAACCTGGAATGAATACCGGACACTTTTAGATATGGAGCCGGTTAACGGTGGCGATGTTTACAAGTTTGAAAGGGATGCAGCAAATAAACCAGTTGAACCGGTTGACGTAACACAAAACTAAACACAATGAGTAAGTCAAAAATAAGCAAAGAGGAGATTAAGAAACTTCGGGCATTGAAGCAGAAACAGATTGATGATAAAGAACTTATAAAGAAATAAGGCAATGGAACGCTACGGAAATAAAGAGTTTGCAACTAAGAAGGAATTATTTAAGTTCCTGACAGATAACCGCGACCGCTTAATTGCTCAAAAAAAGGCAGTTAAAAAGGAGGCTGATTGTCCGGTAATCATCAAGCCCGTTATTGTTGCAAATCAAAAGCAGACAGCCAGTAAAGCAGCCGGAGAAGGTGAGATGGAGCCTAATTTGCCCGAATCTTTAAAAGTGGTTTGTATAATTAATACTACAAATTTCCTCGATGGGCACAACGATCTTCATATTCCAGGACTTTGGACTAAAAGCCTTCAGGAAAACCGGATGATAATGCACCTTCAGGAGCATGAAATGGAGTTTGAGAAGATCATTGCAGACGGGGACAACCTGAAAGCCTATGTGAAAAAATACAAATGGTCAGAGCTTGGATTTGCTTATGAAGGCGAAACTGAAGCTCTTGTTTTTGAATCCGAAATACTCCGCAAGCGGAATGAGTATATGCTTGAGCAGTATTCAAACGGATGGGTCCGTAATCATTCAGTAGGGATGCAATATGTCAAGATGGATTTTGCGATTAATTCAGAGGATTACCCGAATGAATACGAAGCATGGAAGAAATACTATCCTCAGATAGCAAATAAAGAGGTAGCTGATCAGCGGGGTTACTTCTGGTATGTTCTCGAAGCAAAATGTATTGAAGGGTCCGCCGTGCCACTTGGAAGTAATACAGCGACCCCGACACTCGCAGCAAATAAAGAAATGGTCACATGTCCCGAATGCGGATGTGAGTATGATTCAGCCGATGGAGAATGCCCGGAATGCGGGGCTGTTATGGAAGCATGTAAACCAAAAAATCAGCCGGTGAAAACCACTGATCCAAAAATAGAGCCGTCAAAAAAAGACACTCAAAACATTGATTATAGTTATTTAATTAAAAATCTCAAAAATTAGGCACAATGGAAGAAAAGGAAGTTTTATTGAAAGAGATAAAGAGCCTGATCGCTGATTCACAGAAAGACAGCATCACAAAGGAGGTTCTTGAAGCTCGCATTGAGGCTATCAACAAACAGATAGCTGAGAAATTGGATAATGCAGAAATCAAGGCGCTCAAAGAGGGTGTTGATAAATTGGTTGCTGCAACCGCTGAAAATGCCGCCGCTATCAAAGCGATGACTGAGAAAACGACAAAGGAATTCAAAGAAAGCCCTGTCAGTTTTAAAGATGCCCTTATCGCTGCTGTTATGGGGAAAAAAGAAGTTGCCGGTTTGCTTTCTGAAAAGAATGACGACTATGGCAAACGCTTCTCCCTGAAGGATTACTTTACCGAAAAAGGAAATCGCACCTCCCCGACCTTTGTTATTAACAAGGCCGTTGATATGCTCGAAAGTAACATAGTTCAGGCAAACGTGGCAAACATCCGCCTTACTGAACTCGATCCTCAGAGGGTTGGAATTCCTCTGACAATTTACCCTCACGTCGTTGATTGGGTACCCTCAAAAACTATCCTGAAGCCTCATATGTCGCTTCTGGTTGTTTATACCTACACCGATGGAGCTGCAACCAAAACGGAAGGGTCCGCAAGTGGTCAGAGTTCATTCCTGCTGAAAACTGTCGAGTTCAAAAGTTTCTTTATTGCAACTTATTTCACTTTGTCCGATGAAACACTCGACGACCTGAATGAGGCAATGGAAGAAATAGCAGTAACCGCACCTTCGAAGATTCTTGATAAGATCGACGGCTATGTCCTCGGAACGGCCGGAGATGACAGCACAGCAATTGCCGGGCTTCTTACCGCAAACAAGAAGACTGATTTTGCAAGCTCAACAACTTATGCCGGCAAAATTGCAGGAGCAAATGAGGTTGATGCTATTGCAACAATGAAACTTCAGTGCGAGACAAATAAGTATCGTCCGGATGTGGTCCTGATGGCACCGTTTGATGTTTCAAAACTTGGAGCAAAGAAAGATCAGCTTGATAACTCGATCACTGACCGCAGGGTTGTTTATTCCGTCACCGGTGAGCCTACAATGGTAGCAGGCATGAGGATTATATCTTCAACCGCAATTGAGGCAAATACCGTCGTTGTTCTTGATTCAAAACAGTTGATGATAGGAAAACGTAAGGATATGACAATGGAAATCGGCTACAATGGCACTGATCTCACAGAGGGACAGAAAACTGTTGTTATTAAGATCCGTCTTGCTTTCGGTGTTCGCGACAAAGCCGCTGTTATTTATTGCGCTGACCTGGATCAGGCTGTTACTGACATTACAGTTGCTTAATTAATCTCAATTCGGAAAATAAACTGTAAAAGAGATATGAAAAAGTTTCTTGTAATCCTTATGCTGGCCACTTTAACAGTGGCTGGCATAGCAGCAAACAGAACAGGCGCTATCCGCGCAGGCTTTACGATGCTCAGTCAACCAATGACCTTCAGTGCTTCTGACACTCTTAAAACAAGTGAGACCTACACAATCACTATTACCAATATTCAGAAGTACTTGCAGCATCAGACCTTTACTACAACGATTACTGCTATTTCCGGCTCACCTTCTGTTTTGGTTACGGCATATGGAAAAGTAACATCCGGAGGTTCCTGGGTTCAAATCGGTACTCCCGTTACATGGACTACATCAGGCAACAATCCGATTGAAATTACATCAGCAACGCCGCTTAACTATAATTATCTGAAAGTAGCTTATGTCTGTTCCGGTGCAACTCAAAAAGTAAAGGTTACTTCATTCGATGTCAGAACGGCAAATGTCTTCGATATCGGTTCGGCTTCCGCTTATGTTCTTGGAGTGGCAGGAGGCACTATGTCAATTGTCTCAAGCGACTGGACAATAGGGACAACCGGTAATATGGCAAATATTGGAACCATAGGGGCAAATGGATTGTTTACGGGAACCGGAGGCGCAACCATTACCGGAGCAGCTGTCAACCTTAATGCTTCGTCAAACTTTGCTACTAACATCAATACAGGCACCACAAATGCCGCTTTGTCGCTGGGCGGAGGCAGTGGAACGGTTGCTGTCAATTCGACTTCGTGGGATATTTCAACTACAGGTGTGGCGACAGGATTTACCGGACTTACTTCCAGTGGTGTTATTGCGGCTGACGGGGGTTATACTATTCCGAACGCTTCACCTGTGATTTGGTCTAAGGGTGGATCGACAGTTCTAGCTACATCCGGAACTGATGTTGCATGCGCAAACGGTACGCGGTTCTGGGTTGAAGTTGATATACCCTACAATGTCACATTGACAGGCTTAGCTTATTTGGTTGGCTCTGTCGGCGGTACTGATTCAGTAGTTGTACAGCTCTGTAATTCTGCAGGGGTTGAGGTTGCCACATCCAGACCTGTCGGAACTGCTGCGGATCTTGTCGGAACGGCTGCACAGTTTCAAAGTGTTGCTTTTTCTACCACTTATGCGGCCGTTGCTGGTAAATATTATGCGGCTGTTCAGTTCAATGGTACTACTGCTAAATTCAGGGCTTATCCGATACCGGGCAGCAAGTTTATAGCAAATACAGCAGCCGGGACATGGGGTACAAAAGCAGACATAACGCCGGGCACCTCATTTGTTGCAGATAAAGGGCCAATACTGATGACATACTAAAAAGATGGAAAGCTTTTCTAAAAAGACAGGAAAGAAATTCACAGGTAAGTTTGCCAGCACAGCCGTAAGGTTGGGGCTGGCAACTCCTGCCGGTGATGAAGAGGAATCCGATCTCAAAGAGGCCGGAACTCCTGTAAAGAAAAAAGGCCGTAAACCTAAAAAATAAACTTCGATGCAATTCATTGACAGCTCATATTTTGTTGGAGAACTCAATATTCTAAATGCATGGAGTGAGGCATCAGTTAGCCAGGCGATTGCTCAGTATGAAAAAGAAATACTGCTGCAGTTGCTTGGTTATAAACTGTACAGTCTGTTAATTGCTGACTGTACCGGCACCGGAGGCGCACCGGTAACTCAGATTTATATTGACCTCGTTAATGGCGCAGAATTTACTCATATTTATCAGGGTGAAGAAATTCTTTTAAAATGGGAGGGATTAAAAAACAGTTCAAAGACTTCCCTGATAGCTTATTATGTCTATTATAAGCAACTCGAAAGGGATGTGACTCGCTTATATGGCACGGGCGTAAGTATCTCTTCATCGGGTAACGGATGGGAACGTGTTTCCCCTGTCAATAAACTTTGTGCAGTTTGGGAAAGAATGCGGGAACTTTACGGAACCATACCTCCGGAATATAAGAAATTATATAACAGGCCAGTGAAAGGCTCTGAATTGCCGGGCGTATTCAATATGGAGCCGTCTGCCTATAATTTCCTTTATGCAAATAAAGAAGATTATCCAGACTGGTACTTTACGCCGCAATGGAATATTAATCAATTTGGAATATGAAAACATTCAAGGTACAGAAGGGTAATATCTATAGTAGACAAATCAGGGTCACAAAGACTATTGAAGGCGTAAAAACGGCTTATGATTTGACTGGTAAAACACTTTTTTTCACCCTTAAAACACTATCTGATAAATCAATTAATGATGATAGCGCACTGATAAAAAAAGATATTACTTCTCATACAGACCCCGAAGCAGGACTTTCCCTGTTGCTACTTTCTGCAACTGATACAGATCTCGATTATGGAAAATATCGCTGCGATATTAAAATAAAAGAGCTTGACGTAAATACAGAAACATTCCTTTTTGAAATAGTCGACATAGTTACAATCCGGAAAGTATGAATGAAGATTTTAATGTAAATATTATTGAAGAGGTTATTGAAATAAATATTGACGGCAATGCAGCTAACTTACCTTCTGCCACCGCCGAAAACGATGTTATAGTCGGCTCTTCAACAGTCGGAACATGGGTTAAAAAGACACTCGCACAGTTCAAAACAATCTTAGGACTTGGCAGTGCAGCCTATAC